ATTTTTACCAATTAGCGCAACAGAGACTGAGTGTGGAGCAGAGGCAACGGGTAAGTTTCGTGAACATCGGCTTGGCGGCAAGGGATTCGATGCACAGTGCGATACAGTTTGTGGAAAGTGCGGCAGGAAGTGGCACGAGCGATTAAGGAATACGAGGAACGAGTGAGGGCGGCATGAATTTTGGAGAGAAACTAAAAACACTTCGTGAGGAACGTAATCTCTCGCAGGCGGAATTAGCAAAAGAACTCGGACTTGCTCAGACATACGTTTCAGCATTGGAGCGCAGGGCGGATTTACCGAGACATGCAACTCTTGAGCTTATAGCAGAATACTTTCGGTTGCCGATTTCAAGTTTTAAGCCGCCTGTTTCCGAAGAACATGAGGCGCTGAAAGCCGAGAACCTGCGACTAAAAAGCAGGCTTAGGCAAATCCGCAAAATGTTGGACGAACTGGACATTGATTGAGGCGGCATAACGCAGCGCGTGACCATTTTACTGACATGGGTAATATGGTCGGAAAGTGGGAAAACTGTACGCTCAAAGTAATGGACTTTTGAGGCTAAATGTGGTAAAATTTAAGGGTAAAGTGACTCAAGAAAAGAGGGTTACAAAATGTCAGAAAATCAGCAGGGATTAGCAGGACTTTTCAAGAAAATTTCGATTATTCAGGGCGAGCTTGGTGCTGTTCCGAAAGACGCTCAGCATCAGCAGCGCTATATGTACCATTCCGCCGATGCTGTCATGGGCGCGTTGAATCCGCTTTTGACCAAATACAGCCTTGTGATTATTCCAAGCACGATTCCGTCATCCGACAATGCGCGGGTCATTGAAGGTGCTGACGGCTTGACACGCTGGCTTATTGATTACGAATTTACAATTGCCGATGGCGAAACAGGCGCTTTCTTCGTTGCTCATTGGACAAGCGAGGGCGTTATGTCGGTAGGCAAGGCCGATGATGGTACACCAAAGGCCGATGATAAGAGTATGGGCAAGGCGCATACTTACGCGCTGAAATACTGGCTTATTCAGCTATTCAAAATCAGCACAAAAGATACTGTTGACCTTGACCAAAACAATCAGGACGGCGATGAACGTTCTGCCAAGCCTGCTACACCGCATGTCCTGGATAAGCCTGATAACGTTTCGGACGGTGGTCTGGATAAGTACACCGCCATGATTACGAAGGTGGATGTGAAGCTGAACAGAAACAATAAACCTTACATTGTTGCTGGCGGCGTGATTTTCAATAATCGTGATGCGTTTCGTGCTTTGAAGTTTGATGCGCCTGTGATTGATAGGCTTGAAAAAGTCGGCGCGGTTACTTTGCCTGATGGCATCGTGATTACCTACATCGTGAATGAAAACGGCTACAAAGAGCCTACCGCCGTCAAGCGTGTCAAAACAGGTGATGTTTACGAAGTAGTAGCAGCCTAAACGAAAGCAGGGACGGGCTGTCCCGTCCCTATGGGAGTGTATTATGCAAGCCATGAGCTTTGAAGAATGGAAACGCAAATGGTTGCTTGTTGAGAAAGCGCACAAACGGGCGCTGCGGCGGAAAGCAGCGAGGGCGAAACGGATAGCGCGGGAAGCAGAAAAGAGGGCGGCATGAAACCAAGAAAGCTAAACATTCTCGTGTTGTTTGACGGCGGCGGATTGTCCATGCGCGGTTTGCTTGACGCTGGTCACGACTGCACAGGTGTAGAGCTTATGCCTGAAAAAGCTCACCTAAGTAAGCTGCTAAATCCTGACGCAAAGGCGCATATTGTCAAAAACGTTTTAGATTTGGACATGGAATGGATTAAGAGCTTTGACGCGGTTTGGGCTTCGCCGCCATGCGTTAAGCGCTCGGATGTTAATTCGCACGATACAGACACCGAAGAATACGCGATTTATGACACTCTCTTGGATTGGTCATTGAATTTACCTAACGAAATTCTTTGGGTAGAGAACGTGTTGAGCAGATACCGTTACGACAACGACTTTGGACAGTTTTGGAATGCGGCGCAGTTTGAAGAAAACCCACGCCAACAGCGGCGGCGAATCATTGCAGGCCGCTATAAATCTCCCTATTCATACAGGCCATATCAAGCAAGTTATCCGAATTTAGACATTTGTCCCGCTATCATGGCAAGCGGACGGTCTTCTGGCTTTCGTCCTAAATTTGACCGCTCACAGGGATGGTATGGTAGAAAGCTCAGCATTAGCGAAGCAGCTTACCATCAGGGTTTAGAAATCCCTCACAGGCTTTTGCATTCATGGTGGTATCCAATGCCTGGATACACTCAGGCACAATGGCGTGTAAATATGTACGAAGCGATAGGCAACGGCGTCCCTGTCTACATGTCCCGCGCATTCGGTGAAGCCTACAGCAAGCCGAAAGAACCAATCATTTTCAGGCAGCTTGAGTTATTCGCGGAGGCGGCATGAGATATACGTATTTAGGCGACAGGCTTACCGATGAAACTCTGATAGGTATGCTTTGCAATCCTGTAAAAGACGCTCGTGGCAAGTGCATCATCTCGCAGAAGATGGCAACAGCTTTAGTTGAAGATGCACAGGGCAATCGTTACGTGGTACTCAGACGCAAACTCAGATTGAATGAAAAGCTAAAGGCGGTAGCATGAGCCAATGGCGCAAACCCAATCAGACAGAAGCGGCGCAAGGCTACGTAGCAATGTTGCCGCGTATCTACCACTGCCAAACCGAGCGCGGAATGCTGAGTATTGGTTACTCAGGTGGTTACACCGATAAGGAAACAAAGACGGTCTACCCGAAGCGCTACGATTGGGAAGGTTATACGCAGGAACGCCTGGAGCGCCGCGCCACGTATACGGATGATTTGCCTGAGTTTTGGACAGCGCCTAATCAGGACAATTCCGCCGCGTGGCTTGAATACATTGAAACAGGCGTGGCAAGCAAGGAAGTGGCGAAAGTTTTGCCGACGTTGGGAAGCTACGAAAAGGACGCTGCGTAGCTTGACATTTGAGGCTGTTGGCATTATAATCAGGGTGTATTCCGAAATGGAAAAGCCACTGTTGTCGCAGTGGCTCAAACAAGACACCCGAACTAGGAGCATCTTATATGTTTAATGGTAATCTCGCACTAGCCATAAATCAAGACGAAACACACGCATTCAGTGAGAAGCAAATTGCCATTCTCACTGAATTAAAAGCTATTTACCTCAAATATGCCAATGGTGCGACCTCGTATCTTGTTACCAACTACAGCAATTTTTACTGGGACGAACTTACCGACCTGGCTCAGATTTGCGATTATGTGCGTTACACGCCACCTGCTGCTACGAATATGTGGCTGTCGGGTAGGCACGATATAATGGCGTCAATCGCCACATGGGAAGTACCAACACCCGCGCTCTCAATTGTGCCAAAATCACCTGTATGCCCGTCTGCCTTACGTGAGCCTGCAATCGTTTTTGTCAGCGCAACAGGCCGCCGTTTTGAGGCGTTGGAATACAGCACAGAACGCCGCGTATTCATGGCGCTGGACAATGCCGTGACTTATTGCATGGAAGTGGTAGTAGAGCGAATTGGTGAGAATGCAATCGCCACGATTAGCACGCTAAACGGGCGCACGGTTTCGCGTCTTGAATGGCTAATTGACGCACGATTTGTCGGGCGCTCGTTTCGTTACCTTGAGAATGAGCAGCAGGCTGTAGCAGGCGCTTATGATTTCATGCAGGCAATGGTGATGAGTGGAAAGGTGTAGGCGATGACAAGAGAAATTCGTGATGTAGAACAGGCACTTTCGTGGGTTAAAGACGCCCGACAGAACCACGATTTTATGACACAAGAGCTACTGGAAGCCGCGCTGTCAGACCCGCGCCTGATTGATGCCATTCTTCTCAGCCAGGATATGTATGATGAGGAATATTTGAACGATGACCTTACAGGTCAATTTATTCAACGTGAGGTCATTATTTTCAAGTCAATGGGTCTACTCGATTTAGATTACCGCCGTACAAGGGGATATTCAGATAGATTATACATGGTGAGAAGATATATCGAAGCGCTTATGTATTTGGCTGAATTGGGCTTTGACGAGGCACAGATTTAACCCACCGCAAGCGCCTGCAAATGGCGCTTCTCTTTTTTTTGTATGTCAGCATTATGCTAACTTAACTCATACCGTATATGCTTGCGCAATAGAACGAATTAGCGTAAAATTAGAGAAATAGGAATGGGACACATGGAAGAATACACGCTCTCAGACATTGAACACATGATGGCTAAGGTGCTGGTGCTGACAATGCGAGAAGTGCTTGAATGGAATACGCCGCCGACTGAGCAAGATGTGCAAGGTAATTCATTCGTAATTAATTTCACAGAAGACCCGTGCCGCCTGAAAATCACGATTACTGCCGAGCTTATTGAGGACAATCCCAATGGTGACTGAGGCGATTAAGCGCGAAATTCTGCGATTAGACGCTTTAGGCTATAAGCCGCGTGCTATTCGCGCTGAGCTTGGCCTGACACGCGGGACAGTCGCAGGAATCCTTGACCGTTACCGCACGAAGCAAGCGCCTAAGAATGTCCTGCAATTTCCAAGCCCTGAGCCAATTTTGAAATTAGAGCAATGGGAAGGCGTAAATGTCAGGCCGCAGCTCCATGAATTTAATGAGGCATTAGCGCGGCTCAGCAAAGACAAGCGGTACATCGTGGTAGAACATGACAACGATAATCACTTTCCCTACCATGACCCTGATGCTCAGGCATTGCGTTCAGCTATTCGGCAAATGGTACAACCTGATTTAATCGTAGTAGGTAGCGACGCTGGCGACTTCCCTACAATCAGCAAGTTTGAGCAAGACAGACGCATTGACTCAAACCGTCCTTTGTCACGATTTCGTGAATACTGGTGGCCTCATGTTGCTAAACTGTCTTACGATGCACCGAAGGCGATAAAAGTCTGGATTGATGGTAATCACGATGAACGCGCATGGCTCTCGTTGGAAGGTGAAAAGAACTACGATGCTTTGATGGCCTTTCATAGCTTGACAATCGCCACTCCAGGCAATGAGGTTTACTGGCGCGGAACGGGCGCGGAATCATTGAGTGTGAATGTGGCAAACGCCTTGATTGTTACACACGGTACGAAAGCCAACACACACACGGCGGCTGCAATCCTGGACGAATTTGACCGTCAGTATTCCGTCATGGCAGGGCATAGCCATAGACCCGACTATTTCACAAGAGGCACGAAATACAAAGTTACAGCAACGATTGGCGGTTGTGGGTGCTTGCTCATGCCACACTACAACAGGCGCAATATTTTTACGAAATGGCAGCATGGCTACCAATACGGCATAGTCGATACGTTAACAGAAACTGCTGTGCTGAATTTAGTGGATTTTCACCATGCAGACAACGAGATTTGGGCATATCTGCACGGTGAAATTGTGAAGCTTAAAAAGCGGGAATTGGATACAGAGGTGAGTGCGGCATGAACAAAGACAATTTTGAGCGTACCTGCTATACCTATGTCTGGTTGCTGGCGTTTGTCTGGATTGTGCTGGCGGCGCTCGTCATTGGCGCAATCGCTGGCGTATTCTTAGGTTGGCAATGGGGCATAGCTTGCGGCGTGATTGGTGGATTATATTTAACGATTGAAGCATGGCGCGGGTTTACGAAATAGAGGACAGGGGCATGGCAGCGAACATCGCAGAAAAGATAATTCAGTTTCAGGAGGTAAATCCAAAGAAAGCAAAATCCGCATGGCAGAGACTGTCAGCGATTGCGCGGCGCAAGCTTACATTAGACGTGCTGTTCCTGTTTTACATTCAATGGAATTACGGCATTACGCCTGAAGACATCGGAAGCGGTTCATCGCTGATTCTCATGTCATGGATTCTCTACCCAAGCTACAAAGGCGTGCCAAATCCATACAATGCGCTGAACTACGACATTATTACTGTGAATAGTCGGCCTGCTGAGCAATTTGCATTTCATGAGGTCGCAAAATACGAGGGATGGAAAAATAAGAAGCGCATTGTTCTTTACCCGCTTCACAAACATCTGATGGACGCAGAGCGCCAAGTCCTGAAACGCCGTGCCGCCTCAAGTATTAAAGAGGCAGAATACGTGGGAAGTGACGGCGAAACATATACCTACAGCTACACCGAAATTCATTGGAGCTGGGTGTACGAGGAAATGCAGCAGCTACTTGCATCCTGGAATATTCCTGGCGTGACTCAATATGAGATTATTAACGGTCTTGAACTTATTGAAAATGCTTATTCACAGGCTGATGCTTTAGGCTACGAGGTTAAGTTTGTTCTGCCATTCCAGGCAGAGCGCAAATTGGCTAAAGTCGCTTAGCGCCCGATAAACCGCCTTATTGAGAGACTTTGCAAAACTGCGTAATTGACATTTCCGCTTTCCGTTGTACGATAAGGGTAGACCACATGCGCAAAACGCCGTGTGGTTTTCGCGTTAATGGGCTGGCAACAGCATCCGTTTTCCGCAATGGGTCGAGGGCGGCGAATCCGCCCTTAGCACCGATAACGCAGCGCGTGATACAAACTTCGTTCACAAGCAAGTTAGCCTGAGTAGAAATGCAAGGTCGTTAGGCCGATTAGAACAGGCTGCTTGTGCAAACAACCCTCTTTTGAGGTGCTAGGCGAAAGCCTATGCTGCAATACTGTGTCCGTAGGCACATGTGAGAACCTCTATGCTTAGCATAGGTGAGAGTGATTCTTACGGTAACGCTCTGCTACTTAAATCGGGGAGTAGTGTTCATCCGTTCAACTCGGACAGGGCGTCTTTTTAACATTTCCCAACAGCCTATGAAAAAACTCAACATCACAAAAGAAGCCAAGCGTTTAGCCAAGCGGCCTTACACGCGGATTATTCTGTGGAATGAGGCTGAGCAATTTTGGTATGGCATCGTGCCTGAATTGCCTGATGGCTGTCGTGTGACGCATCACAAAGACCGTAAAAAGCTTGACGCATGGATTGATGACTTAATCCTGACTGTGATTGCGGATAGGCTGGAGCGTGGCCTGAGCATCCCTGAGCCGCATACGTGGCAAAGTGGTGAGCGTTTGGTGGTTTACTGCGATTATGAAAATGTTGGGAATTGCTATTATGAATAAGCACGATTGGCAAGACCTCTTGCTCGTTGCGCTAGGCGCGGCGCTCGTGGTGCTTGCGATTGCGCTAGGTGATTATGTGATTGGAAGAATGCCGTGAGTGATTGGAAAAACCGACTTAGCAGCGAAATTAAGCTTGTTCCTGCTCATGAGCTATTGGCTAATCCAAGTAACGCAAGGCGGCATCCCGCTAGGCAGAGAGAAGCGCTAAGAGGCTCACTGGATACACTTGGTTGGGTAGCGCCTGTATTCGTTTCGCTCAAAAGCAATTACCTGCTCGACGGTCATGCGAGAGTTGAGGAAGCGCTTAGCAAAGACGAAAACACGCTTATTCCCGTGATTGAAGTTGATTTAGAGGAACACGAAGAAAGCCTGTTTTTAGCCTCTTTCGACTACATCACCTACATGGCGGAATATGACAGAAATGCGCTGGACAACCTGCTGCAAGACGTGCAAACGGATGATACGAGATTGCAGGCGATGTTGAGTGAGTTGGCAGTCAGTCATGGGTTAGTTGAAGGCGATAACCCCTATAACGAGTGGGTAGGAATGCCTGAGTTTGAACAGGGCAATATCAACACCTTTCATACTATCAAGGTTCATTTTGAAACCGAAGCGGATATGAAAGCATTTGCTGTATTGGTAGGGCAAACGGTCACTGATAAAACCCGCTTTATTTATTATCCGAAGCAAGTTCGGGAAAGCTATTCCAACTTTAGCGCTGAGCATGAATCCTGATTTCCTGTTTACATCATTTCCTGTTTACATCATTTCTAAGGGGCGATGGGAGCTAAGGCATACCTCAAAAGCCCTAGAACTTTGTGCCGTCCCCTATCGCATTGTCATTGAACCTCAAGAATATGAGCAATACAGTGCGGTTATTGACCCTGCTAAAATCCTTGTACTGCCATTCTCTAATCTAGGGCAAGGGTCTATCCCCGCTAGAAACTGGGTATGGGAACATTCCATAAGCGAAGGGCATAAGCGCCATTGGATACTGGATGACAATATTCGTGGTTTTTATCGTTTGCAGGATAACCGCAAGTGGAAAGTGTCAAACGGCGCAATCTTTAAGGCTGCTGAGGATTTTGTTAACCGCTATTGCAATATAGGGCTAGCAGGTTTTGAATACGAGATGTTTGTCCCTAGAAAGCGCACTCACGCGCCATTTGCCTTAAATCGGCGGGTTTACTCGTGCATCCTGATTAACAATGCAATTCCTCATAGATGGCGTGGGCGTTACAACGAAGACACTGATTTAAGTCTTAGAGTGTTAAAAGATGGCGACTGTACTGCTCTCTTTTATACCTTTCTTGCTGATAAGATTGCCACCCTTACAATAAAAGGCGGCAATACTGACAACCTTTATAATCAAACCAATAGCCGCCTGGAGTTTGCACAATCCCTGCAAGACCAACACCCCGATTGTGTTAAGGTAGTCTGGAAGTACAATCGCTGGCATCATGAAGTCGATTATTCACGCTTTAAGGCCAATCGGCTCATAAAACGTAATGATATTGAAATACCTACTGGCATCAACAACTACGGCATGAAACTGGTTAAACGAGATACCAATGGCTAGACCAACGAAACTCAATCCTGAATTGAAAAAACTGAAACCTATAAAATGGCGAAATACACCAAACAACAGGTAGCTGATGCGCTGATAGCCACAAAGGGTCAAATCACTCTTGCGGCGCGTAAACTTGGTTGCGCCTACAATACCATGCGTGCCATGCTTGACAAGTATCCTGAATTAAAGGACGTCATGAATGAGCAGCATGAGAGTATGGGCGATGCTGTAGAGCTTGCGCTTTACGATGAGGCTGTCAATAAGCGCAATACGGCGGCGCTTATCTTCCTTGCCAAGACAAAATTCAAAGAGCGCGGTTATGTGGAACGTGTTGAAAGCACAGGCGCAAACGGCGGGGCAATAGAGACAAAAGCAACCATCATTATTAAGACAGGTATGGACATGAATGAGCTATAAATGCAAACAATCGCCATTCATCAAGACCCAAGCGCCTATAGTTTCTTCGGTGGCGCTTTAGACTTCTGGCGTTACAAAGGTCAAGAATGTATTCTCTCAGGGCCGTATGAGACGGGTAAAACAGTTGCTGCACTAACCAAGCTTCATGCTCTGTTGGTCAAGTATCCAAACGCGCGTGCATTTATCACACGACAAACCTATAAGAGCCTTATTCCTACCGCAATCGTGACTTATGAGAAAAAGGTCTTGCCTGTACCACCTGAGTCACCTGATAGTGTCATTGTAAAATACGGTGGTTCAAAACCCGATTTCTACCAGTATCCAAACGGCTCAAATTTGCTTGTGGTAGGCATGGACAGTCCTGATAAGCTGCTATCAGGCGAATTTGATTTTGGCTATGTCAATCAAGCTGAGGAAATATCCTTAGACGCCTGGGAAAAGCTTGTAGGCCGCTGTACTGGCCGCGCGGGAAATGCGCCATATACGCAGGTCATGGGGGATTGTAATCCGTCTGTACCCACTCATTGGATATTGCACCGCGTAAGTCTCAGAATGTTTGAGCAGCGCCATGAACACAATCCAAGCCTCTATGACCAGGATAGGCGGGAATGGACAGAGCAAGGTAAGAAATCAATTGCTATTCTCTCAAGTTTGACAGGTATCCGCAAGAAGCGCGGTTTTCTCGGCATTTGGGCATCGAATGAAGGCGTAGTTTATGAGAGTTTTGATAGAGATATTCATCTGATTGACAAGTCAGATGCACCAAAAGCGCTGACGTGGTATCTTGCTATCGACTTTGGTTATACAAATCCGTTTGTTTGTCAATTGTGGGGTGTTGACCATGACGGGCGCATGTACCTATGGAGTGAAATCTATTTTACAAAACGCACGATTAATCAGCACATCCCTTTCATACGAACGATGATTGCGGGTAAACCAATCCGCGCCATTGTCGCTGACCATGATGCCGAGGATAGAGCTACACTTGCTGAATATGGATTTGAAACAACGGCGGCTAAAAAAGCAATCAGTCCTGGCATTCAAGCGGTGGAAGACAGGTTAAAAGACGCTGGCGATGGCAAACCGCGTCTCTTTATCACAAAAGACGCCTGTGTGAATTTTGACTCCGAGCTTTTCAAAGAATATGCAGGTGATAGCGGCCCGTGTAGTACCGAGCATGAGTTCCCCCTGTATGAATGGCCTGAAGATAAAGAAGGCCGCCCGATTAAAGAAACTCCATTAGACATTAACAATCACGGCATGGATGCAATGCGCTATATGGTCATGTATCTGGATAATCCAACCGAAATTAAGGCATCTCCTAGATGGTAACGCGCATACTCGAACCTTACATCAGTCAACCCAAGCGCGATTTGCAGGCCGCCTATATTGATTACTGCATTCAGCAAGCGCGTGCGCGTTCTGAGAATTACCGCGTATATCGAGAGTACTATGATGGTAGTCATGATACGCGCTTCATTGACCGTCTGAAAACCTTTATAGGTGTAAAGGGTTTGGCGGATTTGGATTTTAGCGTCAATTACTGCCCGTTGGTGGTGCAGGCTAAATCAAGTCGCTTGCACGTCAAAGGTTTTCAGACCGAGGATGATAGCAAGAAAACTTACGAGGAATGGTGGCAAAAGAACCGCATGGATGCGCTTGAGGGGATTGTACACCTTTGCGCTGTGCGCGATGCGGATACCTATGTGTTATGCGAGTGGGACAATGAAGCCAAGATGCCACGCTACTATCATGAGTTGGCTTTATGCGGCGGTGAGGGCGTCTCTGTCTATTATTCCGATGAACGCAAGACAGAGGTTAAATTTGCCTCCAAAGAGTGGGTTATTACTTACGGGGAAAATATAGGCAAAGAACGCAAACGCTATCTGTATTTCCCGAATCGTATTGAACGCTATGTCTCAAATGATGACGTTGCCGATGGTTATTGGCAACCAGACGTGCCAGAAAATGACTTGACGGTATTTGTCGGTAATGGCGTACACGGTAAAGCAGGAATATCCTGGTGGACAGATACAGGCCTTGAAGATGGCAAACCGCTCGGTGTGCCTATCTTCCATTTCAAGGACAATGACTCAGGAGATAGGTATGGCACGAGCATTCTATCCCGTGTCATTCCTCTACAAGACGCATTGAATAAATCTGAAATCGACATCATTGCGGCGATGGACGTTGAAGGTTTTGGCCTGCTTGTCGGTTATGGTGCGGATTGGAGCAATATTCGTGTAGGCACAGGCGCGGTGGTGAGCGTCAACAAATCCGCCAATGATGGTGCAAAACTTGAACGACTGCAAGGTACAAACCCTGTCGGGATGCTCTCGGTCAAAAACGATATTGTCATGGATATTGCGCGTATCACAGGCACGCCTTTAAGCTACCTGCAAACAAGTGGTCAAGTTGCCGCTGAAGGCACGATGAAACAGCAGGAAGTTGCCTTAGTCTCGCAGATTAAAAAGGCTCAAATCGACTTCGGTAATGTTTGGGAAGACTGCCTGTACATGGGACGCAGGTTGCATAATGCGTTTGGAGATGGTGGATTAAGCGAAGATACCATCATTGAGACAATATGGGCAGATGCTGAAAGCCGCAACGACCTTGAAGAAACCAATATGTATGCGACGCAAGTCGAGAAGCTTGGCGTTAGCAAACGTAAGGCACAAGAAAATCTTGGCTACAGCGCAGAGGAACAGGAAGAATTTGAGCGTGAAGCTAAGGCCAATGAAGCTAAGCTAGCCAGAGAACAAGCCAGGCTCGGCAACCAGAACAATGCTACAATAAAAGCACAGAACAATACCCAAACTGCGAATGAGACAGGAGCAAACAATGGCAGAGCCAGCCCGTAAAGAACAGCGTCCTAGTCGGATATGGATACCGCAAGGTGATAAGTTTGCCTATGAAGCCGCATTGCGCCTTTGCGGATATGACTCCGAGAAGTATGAACTTGAAGAGGTTACAGGCCGCATAATACCGAAAGAGGATAAAGGTGCAAGCAAATAAAGCACTTCCCGACTTCGGAGAGCCGTTAGACGAAAAGCTACTGCTGAACTTCGCAAGGATAGACCGCGTGCGCGATATGCAAAGCGCCAGTGATTGGTTTGACGAACATGCCTCTGAAAAATGGCGCGGCGCTTTGGAGAACAAGCCTGTGAATAAGAGGAAGCCAAAATAGCTATTGAAAAGGAAGGTTTACAAGAGCTATTTCTATAATAATTCTCTCACTTGTCCTAGCACGCTTGCAGGTTACCTCTTTTCATGGGATTTTGGTAATGAGACTTCAATAGACAGTGACTTAATTGATCCCGTGTCAATCGAAGACTTGCAAACAAAAGCGGGTCAATGGCTTAGAGAAATCTTAAAATCACTAATAGACGAATCGCCCACATGACCTCATCTACCACAACATCCACCTATAATTACGACAATAGCGCCCAACGTTGGCGCGATTCTGTTTCTGGACAATTCGTCTCCAATGCCAATGTGAATGCTGAGATGTTTCGACATTCCGATGCTACGCACAGCACCTTAGAGGCGCTTACCAAACAGCTTTACGCTGGCGAAATTGACTTGTCACGCTGGCAGATTGCCGTAGCAAGCGAGTTGAAAGATGCTCACCTTGCACAAGCGATGTTTGCGTCTGGTGGGCGTGCCAATATGGGATTTGCCGAGTTTGGACGTGTTGGACAGACACTTCGAGAACAATATAGCTTCCTGAACAAGTTTGCAGCGGATATAGCAGCGGGTCGTGTGAGTGAGGCGCAAGCGCTGGCAAGGATAAAGATGTATGGCAACGCGGCAACACAGAGCTATTGGGCGGAATATGCTGAAAAAAGCACAGGATTGATGAATTGGCGCTTATCGGCGGCGGAACATTGCCCTGATTGTATCGCCAACGCCGCAGGTAGTCCATACACACGCGAAACACTACCGAACTATCCAGGGGATGGTAGTACGCAATGCAAGGCAAATTGCAGGTGTATCTTAGAACGTTTATAAACGAAAAATATTCTTAAAAGGAAAGCGCTGAGAAGGCGCTTTTTTATTTGTGAAATTTCGAGTCGTTCACGTAAGAACGGGGAAGAACAATGGCAATGAGTGACGAAAACACAATCCAAAATCCAGAGAATGACGGACAAGATACCACGCCTGCGGGGGCGAAAAAATCCGACAATCTTGTACCACAATGGCGACTGGATGAAATGGCAAGAGCCAAGAATGAGGCGCTTGAAAGGCTTGCTAAATTAGAGGCCGAGCAGCGCGAAAAGGAAACAAAGCTCTTGGCTGAGCAAGGTGAATACAAGAAATTGTATGAGGCCGAACAAGCTGAGAAAGCAACGCTTTTACAAGCTAAAGCAGAGTTGGAACAATTCAAGGCGGATTTAGAACAGCGCAATAAAGAGCGCTTGGCGCTTATTCCAGAAGAAAAACGCGGTCTTATCCCTGAGTATGATGACCCTGTGAAGCTTGGCAAATGGCTTGATAGAAATCATGCACTCATTACCGAACAGGCTAAACCACTGGCTCCAAACCTCGGTGGTGGCGCTGGTGGTGCAAAACCACAAAATCCCGCAAAGCTTTCTGATGAGGAATTAAGTTTCGCACGTTTAGCAGGCATGAGTCCTGAAAAGTACGCGGAGCAGAAGGCCAAACGCGGGGAAGCCGTAACCATTGAAGACCTTAGAAATAAATAGGAGTAGTTATGCCAGATACAAGCTTAGGCTTCCGTTATCGGGGGCGTAAAAGCGGTGGAAATCCCACCATTCAAGACCTTTTGTGCAAGGATACCGAAACACTCACTCAGGGCGATATGGCAAACCTTGAAAGCGGCGAAATCGACTTAGGCGCAACGGGCGATACCAAGTTTCTCGGAATGATTATGGAAACGCAAGCAGGAACCGATAGCACTACGCGTTTTCGTGTCATTGTCGATGAAGATGCAATTTACGGGGTGTATGACCCCGTTGCACGCTTAAAAGGTGCAACTTTGGATATTGCTGGCACAACGGGCGCACAAACCATCGCAGCAAGTTCTAACAAAGAATTTGTTGTATTCGCTGAATCAACCGCCGCCGAAGAGACGCTTGTTTGCTTCAATGTTGGCAAACATCTCGATAATACGGCGCAATAGGGAGACTGAACCATGCCAATGATTTCTGAGAATTGGGCTGATGCCCTAGACCCTATTGTACGCGACTGGTTTGAGTCGGGTTTTGCACGCCGTCAGGCGGTAGCCCCACAATTTTTCAATGTGATGTCGAGTGACCGCGCCTACGAGGAATTGTCGGGTATCGGCGCAATCGGTATTGATATGTGGAAGCAGTGGGAGCAGTCTGGCACAGTTGGCAAGGCCAAATTCGACCAGGCTTACAAAACCACGCTGACTCATCAGGAATATCCGATTGAAGTTCCTGTACGCCGTAAATTGGTGGAAGATAGCCAGTTTCCTCAAATCATGAATTTTGTTAAGCAGATGGGTGATAGCGCTGCTTTGCGCCGCGAAGTCGATGCTGCAAGTGTTTTCAATAATGCTTTCAGCAGTAACTTTGTTGGCGGTGATAATGTCGCGTTATGCAGCGATTCGCACCCGCTTAGTCCACAAAAAACAGGCAGCACGCAAGATAACAAAGGGACGCTTGCACTCACCAAACCCAATGTCGCAACTGTTCGTGAAGCAATGATGGCTTTCACAGACGACAATGGCAATAAAGTGGCCGTGACGCCAAATGTTATCCTTGTGCCGCCAGCGTTGGAAGATGAAGGCTTGGAAATTACCAAATCTTTACTTGACCCCACCAGCGCAAACAACACGATTAACCCGCAAGCGGGACGCTTCTCAATCGTGACCTGGCACTATCTCACTGATAGCAATAACTGGTTCATGATTGATAGCCAACTCATGAAGCAATCGCTGTTCTGGTTCAATCGTAGTCCGCTTACCATTCAGCCTAAAATCGAAGACAAGACACTTGTAGCAACCTGGATTGCCTACATGCGCTATTCCTTTGGCTGGAGCGATTGGCGCTGGATTTATGGAAATGAAGTCGCCTAAAGGGGGGCACAATGGGTTTAACAAACTTCCCTCAGGGGATTAGTTCCTATGGGCTTCCTGTTGTTGGTGGGGATAGCCTGCCTACAACGCTTGGGAACGTGTTTTATGTGAACTCTGTCACAGGAAATGCAGGAAATGATGGTACAAGCCCATCAAACCCGCTTGTCACGATTGACGCAGCAATTGGCAAATGTACCGCGAACAAGGGTGATATTGTTGTTGTCATGCCTGAACATAGCGAAAATATCAGCAGCGCAACTTCGTTAGTTGTCGATGTTGCTGGTGTCTCGATTATCGGTTTGGGGCGTGGGCGCAATCGCCCACAGCTTCATTTCACGAATACGGCAGGCTCAATTGAGATGGATGCGGCAAATACGCGGCTCTCCAATGTGGTTTTGCTGGCAAGTGTGAGCGCGGTGGTCGTCGGTATCAACGTGGATGCTGATGGCGTGATGTTGGATAATCTTGAGTTTGGTTACGTTGATACGGGTGACGATTTTGTCACAATGGTGGATGTTGACGCTTTCGACTATACCGAAATCATCAACTGTCGCTTTTTGACTGAGGCGGCGGCGGGTTGCGCTGAAGCGTTACGCCTGGATGACTGCCACTTTGTTCGCATTATCGGTAACTGGTTCAGCGGCAACTTCTCAGATAGCGCTATTGTCGGAGAAGGTGCTTTAGGAACCGATTTACTTTTGGCGGATAACTATATCTATAATGGCGATACTGGGGATGCCAACGGCATTGATATTAATGTCGCTTCAACAGGTATTATCTCAAACAATCGTATCGCAACACTGTACGCGGCTGCAGTAGCGAACCTGCTTGACCCTGGTAGTTGCTTATGCACAGAGAATTACTGTGTAAATGCGATTGATGAAACAGGGATTGTTATTCCTGCCACACCGTCCGCTTAATGGCTAAAAGGCGGCCTCTAGCCGCCTTTTTCTTTGGAGAAACCAATGGGAATACAAACATCCAGCGCGATTGTTGTTACCACAACAGGCTCGGCAGGCAGCGCAGCAGGAAATGCTACAAGCGCCGAGATTATTAATGGCAAGATTTTGGCTATTTATCTTGATTTCCATGCCGATACACCCGCAACTGCCGATGTAACTGTGGAAACGGTTCATGCACCTGTCAAGGTTTTGCTGACAACGAGTAATACAGCAACGGATGGTTGGTATTATCCGCGCTATATCATTCATAGTGAGGCTGGCGCGGCATTAACAGGTACAGCAGGCGGCGATAGAGCGCAGCACGGCGTAAATGACTATATCAAGGTTTCATTGGTACAGGGCGACGCGCTTACAGCAGCAGTGACAGCCTATATTGTCTATGAGGAATAAACAATGGCAGTTACCTATACCGATACGCTCCTAACAGACCGCGACGTCTTTCGCGCCACACTGAATGACACCGTTTCGGGCAGTGGCCCCAGGCCAGGAACAGGAACCGCTACCAATTTCTCAGATAACGAAATTGCGGGACTTATCACACTCGAAGGCAATGTGAATCGTGCTATTGCACGTGCTTATGAAATTCTTGCAGGAGCATGGTCACGCTATGGCTTATCAGAAATTGGGCCGCGCAAGGAAGATTTGAAAGGCATTGCCGAGGCTTATCGCAAACTCGGAGTGCAGTGGCGTGCTGATTATGGAACCGCTGCCGCTACCGTCACAAGTGGTTTTGTGACCCGTGTTGACGGCTATAGCGATGATATTGCCAATGATGAGGTCGATACGATTGACTTTACCGAACGCTGGTGGGAATAAGCCATGCCTTTACGCGATATGATGACAACGACAGCGAGTACCACGCGCGCGCCTGCGATGGCAAGCGGTAAAATCGGCACCCCTGTCAGCAACCTCACAAATCTCCTGATTACGCCCGTAATGCTATCTGCAATGACAGGTAATCACGGTATACGACAAGCAATTGGTTTAGAAGGCAGCGCCATTCAGATATTCGAAGCCTACACAGAGTCGCATGCCCATACAGATGGCGGTGTGTCAGTTACTCAAATGCCTGATATTGAAAGCATGGATATTCTTGTCGTGGGTAGTGTGAGTTACCTTGTACGTTTCGCAGAAATCCAACCCGCTACAAACAACTTTGGGGCAACACTGTTGCTGTATCTGACTGAAGATAAAGGTTAGCCAATGACCACATTCACTGATAGAGAAGTGCCAAGTGATGCGCTTGCAGCGTTATTTGTTGCCAATGGTTCATGGCAGGCGGTTTATACCTATATCCCAAAGGTCACGGTTTTAGCTAATACATCTCCGAATCTCGTCATTGTTTCAGGTGGCACGGCACAAGATATGCGAAGTTACAACACAAACCCAACTGATTTTCGTTTCCTGCTTTCCACATGGGTTATTGCACGCCGCGACAGCGATAATTTCACAAACGCACAAGCTGAAACGCAATTAAACGCACTCGATAAAACGCTTCGGCAAATCATTCGTGATAACACGAATGTAGCAAATACCTGGGACTCAATTCAGTTTGAGGGTGGGTTTTCTCAGGTAAATCGAGAGATTTTTGAAGGTACGGCCTTTCTCATTGAAACACGAGCAGTTATTGCTCATTTAGCAGACGGACAGGTTTAGGTATGGGCGAAAAATATGTCACTGTTGAGGGCGCGGATGAAATCATAGCCTCGTTTCGTGGCGCAGGAAGCCTATTCCATAGCGAGACTGAGAAATGGTTTAGAAGTTTATCAAATTATGCGATTAAACAGGCTCAAATCCATCTTCTCGAAAAAGGCGCAGTCGACACCAATGAACTTATTCAAGGCATTCATGCTGAGCATTCTGTTACAGCAACCAGTGTAGAGAGCGTGATTAAACCGAGTGCTGCGGCGGATAAATATGCCGCAGCGGTTGAATTTGGCAGTAAACCTCACTGGCCTCCGATTGAAGCGCTTAGAGGGTGGGCGGATAGACACGATATTCCCGTTTGGGCAGTTGCGCGTTCCATTGCTAAAAAGGGGACGAAACCGCGTCACTTCTGGCGCGATACGTGGGAAGATTTAGGTCAGCAGGTAGATAGCGAAAAAGACAACTTCGTCGAGAACATCTTAAGACAGCTATAGGAGATTGTGTATGGCACTCATTTACAAAGGTGATGGCATTGCGGCTATCAATGATGCTGTCGCAGGTCATATTCCCGCGCGTGATTTGAGCGATGAGGAAGTCCAAGATATTGCAAAGCGCTGGGGTCTATCTCTGGCCGAGACTGAAGGTCTGCTAATGAAACATAAGCTCTATGCGCTTGCACCAAAACAGGGTAAGGCCGAACTTGCCAAGCGGCAAGAAATGAAAGAGGAATAATTATGGCTTATGGAAGCAGACCGCTACGTAAAGTCCAAATCAGTAATGCAGAAGGCACTCCAGGAACCGCAGAAGCGGCAACCGAAATTCTGTTCTTTGAAGAATTTGACGTCAAGGAACAAAGCATTGAATTTTACATGCCGAAAGCGGACAGGGGAACACTGGCAAAGAATGTCGAAACTCCGATTGCAGTGTCCTATTTCGTGGAAATGAAAGGCAAAGGTAGCTTGTATGACCGCATTGCCAATTTCCTTTTTTCAATGTCTATACGCGGCAATATCACTCCTGCGGCGGTTGGTGGGCTTGAGACGTTGGCCTACACATGGACTTATGAGCCTGGCTTGACGACGCTTAACACGCCTGACATTACCGATGGCATTGACACATTTACCATTGAAGATGGTGATAATGTGCAAGCCTATGAGCAGGAATTTTGCTATGTCGATGAGCTTGAAATATCAGGAGCGGTTAAGGAAAATGTCAAGTTTGATGCGACGTTCGGTGGGCGGCAAGTCACCAATACTTCATTCACAGGCGCATTGACTGAACCCGCCGCGAAATACTATGCCATGCAAAATGCCAAGCTCTTTATTGATACGAGTTGGGCGGGGCTTGGTGGTACGCAGAAAACAGGCGTTTTTCTTGGGTTTAAGTGGAATTTTAAGACAGGTTTTAACCCACGCTTTACGGCTGATGGCAATTACTATTTCACAGCATTGAACGAAGACGCCAAAGAAATTGACCTTGAATTAACACTCGTGCGCGATAGCACCATTACTGCCGCCGAGTTAGTGAAATTCAAGGCGCAAACCAAAACGTTCATTCGTATCGCGCTGTTTTCGAATGGCGAAATTGACAGCGGTCAGGCGAATCCAAGCTATATCTACCTTGATGGTGCGTTTACCGCTTATGAGTGGCCTGAACTTGATGATGAAGATGGGCAAAGCACCATCACGATTAAGCTGAAAAGCTTTAAGGATGCCACCAGCGGCAAGATGTTCAAAGCAGTGGTTAAAACCGCAATGGCGGCGTTTGCATAATGTCAAACAAAAAAGGAAACACGATGTCGAAATTCAGCAAATTCTATCATGAAAAGACTGTCGATATTTGCAAAGGCGACAGTCTTTTGTTTCAGGTCACCGTCACTGAGATTTCAACAAAGTCCAAAGAAGATATTCAGCGCGAAGGATTCAGAGAAGTTGACCGCAATGTGAAAGGTTACGGGAAAAAGCAAGCGCAGCGCATTATTCAGGAGCGCATTGCAAAAGCCACTGACAAGATTGACGCCGTTGAAACGACTGTGCGCATGACGGTCTTGCCAGGGATAAAAAGCTGGACACTGACGGATGATGATGGCAATCCTGCGGCAATCAACTATGAAACATGGCAGGAATTGCCTGAATTTATCACTGAACAAATTGAAAAAGCTGTGGAGGAACTCAATCCTGAGTCGGATGACGAGTTTCCTGATGGTAGCGGAAACGCAGATTAAAACCAACGGAAGTTTTGAAATTCCTGATACCCACATAGAAGCCTATTTCATTTCGCAAGGTATCCGCTGGCAAGATTATCGTGAAATGCCCGACCACTTAAAACGCGAATTGCTTGAAATCTGGTATTTACGAGATTTTCAAGCCAATAACAGCCCAACTCCCAAAAGCTAATCCCTATGCCCTCAAACGAGAAAATCTTAAAGATTGTCCTGCGCCTGGAAGACCAGGCGACAAAGGAACTCAATCAGGCCGCTGCGTCGATTGACAAACTAAAGGGTGGATTAACGTCGCTTGGTACTCAGATGACAGCGGCCTTTACGGTTCCGATTGTGGCAGCGGGAGTTGCGGCTGTCAAAATGGCCTCTGATTTAGATAAGGCTATGCGGAATATTCAGTCAATTACCAAGCAGACGGATGAAAGTTTGGCGGGTTTGTCTCAAACTTTTGTCGATATGTCTACCGACATGAGCAAGACTACCGACAGCGCTGAGAACCTTGCTAAAGCCTACTATCAGATTATCTCCAGTGGTGTTGACGCTGCTGATGCTCTATCCGTTTTAGAGGTGGCAACAAAAGCTGCAAGCGCGGGATTAACTGAAACAAGTGTTGCCGCTGAGGCGATTGTAGGGACGTTAAATGCTTATGGGCTTAGCGCAGATGATGCCGGGCGTGTTTCAGATATTCTCTTTGAAACGGTTAATCGAGGCGTGGGGAGCTTTGAAGAACTTGCGGCCTCAATGGGCAATGTCACAGGCTTGGCTAATCAGCTTGGCGTGCCGATTGAAGAAGTCGCAGCGGCAATGGCAACCATGTCCAAGCAGGGGATTAACTTTGCTGAGGCGTCTGTTGCAATCAATCAAGCCATGACTTCGCTAATCAACCCAACCGCCGAGGGTCAAAAGATTATCGAGGAAATGGGCTATGCCAGTGGTGAGGCAATGGTAGAGGCGCTTGGCTTTGCAGGCTCTTTACAAGCGATTGCTGAGCATACAGGCGGTAGCGCTACCGAAATGCAGAAACTTTTCGGCAATGTCAGAGGCTTACGCGCAGCACTTGCCCTAACAGGCGATGGTGCGCAGATGTTTTCCGAGGACTTGCTAGCAATGGCAACGGCGGCGGGCGCTACAGATGCGGCATTTGCTGAGCAGATGAAATCTTTCGATGCGCAGTGGAAAAATTTCCAGAATACGCTTAACGCTATGCTGATTGAAATTGGACAGGTCTTGTTACCTATCTTGTCTGGCTTTATGCAAAATGTGCTTATCCCCATGATTCAGGCATTCCGCAGTTTGCCTGAGCCTGTACAGCAATTCGTGATAGGCCTACTCGCTATTCTTGCCGCCATTGGCCCTATTCTGCTGATTGCGGGACAGCTCATCGGCGCGTTTCAGGCAATCATGACAATCGCGCCATTTGTGGCAACGGCCTTTACACTAATGTCGGGGCCGCTGTTGCCAATCGTGGCGCTTGTGGCGTTTGTCATTGCCGCATTGTGGCTACTAGCGACGAACTGGGAACAAATCGGAACCACGATTATGCAGGTTGCTACACTGGTAGATAAGGCCTTTGGCAGCATTTTCTCAAAAGCGCGTGATACCGCTATACAAATCGCGCAATTGCTTGCTACAGCATGGCAGCAGATGACCAGTCAGGCAGGTACATCACTCTCCCAACTCGGTCAAATCATCGTGCAGCGCCTTTCTACCCTCGGTAGTCAGATGATGATTTTAGGCAAGGCAATCATTGATGGCCTGATAAACGGCATGAAAAGCAAGGCTGTTGAATTGGTTGCCTACATCTTTGGTTTGTCTAAAGAAATGGTAGCCGCAATCAAGCAAGCGCTTGGCATTTCTTCACCTTCAAAAGTCATGATGGAAATGGGTAAAAATACCGCGCTCGGTTTCCAGCAGGGTGTTCAATCTGCTGGCGGTATGGCAATGGATGCTCCAAGTATTGGAGGGCGTTCCGTCACAAGTCGCGGTGGCGGTATGGCGCTTGCAGGCGCTGGTGGTTCAGGTGGTTCAGGCGGCAGGAATGTGATTCAGAACTACTATATTCAGGCCGCGCCAGGGACTACCGATGAGCAGGTGCGCGATATTGGTAAGAAGCTTGGCAAACTGACTAAGAAAAAATCAGGCGGTTTGCTCGGAAATGGACGCTAGGCAATGGCTGAACTTTACAATATAACAATCATTCTCAACGGGGTAGACATTACCACACTCTGCCCTTTTGAGAAACTTTCACATGATGACAATCTGCGTTCTCCATCCTATTTTTCGTTGACGGTGGAACGGCCTTCATTCGTGCCAGAACGCGGAATGCAGCTATTGGTGATTGCAACGGCAATGGTGGGCACGCCCACTATTTTCAATGGATATGTGCAGGAAATTATCATCCGCAAGCGTGATAATGCAATCGCGCTTGAATATGACCTTGATTGTGGCGATATTAAGGCTGTTTTAGCTGCAACTGTCATTCCTTATGCCGAATATGCAGGGACTGATGCCGAAATCATTGCCGGCCTTGTTGCCAATACCTATCCTGACGTCTCGGCCTATCTGGACTTTTCCAGCGGCGTTGATAGCTTTGGAGATGATTTAGCATTCGCCTCTAATGAGGAAAGCCTCTTGGATGCCTTAAATCGCTTTGCGGATTCAACAGGCGCCAACCTGCGCTTTGATACGCGTACAGGTGAGGGCGGTATTGTTTTACGCTTCACACCCGATGTGGATATTGTCGAACAAGGTGCATGGAGTACGGGCGGTGCTACTCCTTATTGGTATGCGCCATTTCCTACAAGCGATTGGGATGGCGAATTAGCCTCCAGCGGCGGCAATCCTGGTTACTGCGCACACCTCGATATGACAAGCTACACCGCTCCAACAATTGAATATGGCGGTGTGATTATTCATTTAGGTTCAGCCCTGCAAGTGAACAACGTCAGTTTCGATATTAAATTTCACAATGGCCCTGCCGGATTATGGTATTTGCGTGTCAGGCGTGGCGATAGTGTCAGCCTAATCGGTGGAGATTTGTCAGGTTACGAGCGCGATGTCTGGCACCATATCGACTGCGCCGCACTTGACCCTGCCGCCTTCCCATTTACCGCCGTCGCGGGTGCAGGCGCAAACGGCGCGGCAAATGAATTTCCAATTAACATTTCTGGCGGCTTTGGCTCATTATCCAATCAGAGCATTCTGGGAATGTGGATAGACAACGTCATTATCGAAACCGAGACCGCAGCCACAATAGGCAATACCGATAAACTTGTGTATTCGCCTATTCCTGAAGCAGCAGATTTTGATTTGGATATTCAGAACAGTGTGGAATTTGGTTCTGATTTTGACCTGAGCTTAGGCGCAATTGATGATTTCAATTCAATAACCGTTGTCGGGGGTAAAGAGCGTGTGGCAATTGATGAGGCGCTTGAGTCTGACGGTGCTTCTGTCTACATGAAACTCCCTTTTGCCGTCCGTTCTCTGGCTGTCTACAAAAACACAGGCTCTGATACAACGCCAAGTTGGACAGCGCAAACACTCGGCATTGATGGCACCGACGAAATTACTGCAAAAGATGTTCTCCATAATCCAACAGAACAGTTTTTGTATTTTGCCTCAGCACCTGCCAATATGCGCAAAGCAGTTCGTATTACAGGCTTTCGAGAAAAGCCGATACGTGTGCGCGTTGAGGCAATTGGTGATGGAGATATGGTTAGTGCTACTACCGTTACGAATGAGAATATCACAAGTGAAGAGGAAGCGATAGCCTTTGGTAACGCTTTACTTGCTAAGAAAAATGCCCAAAGACGTCTTGAATTTATCACCTATAACGAAGGCTTAAAAGTCGGTCAAGAAATGACCGTTGTCGATTCCGTGCGTGGGTTGTCTGAGACGCTGATTATTCAGCGGATTAATACCACCTGGATTAGCGGCAAAACGGGAAAATTTAGTGTGGAATGCGGGGAAGACGAACAGTCCAGCATTGACAATATCATTATCGGTATTGACAAGAAAGCGAGTCAGAATGCCGGCAATGGTGCCTTCGCAACTACCACCATTGAGGCGCTGTTAGACGAGGACGGCGTTCAGATTACAGATGACCTCGGTTCATTGCTCTATGAAAGCAGCTAAATAATGCCAACTCTACCAAACGCTTCAACCACCTCCCATCGCTTTGCGGAACAAGGCTCTAATCCAGATACACCCGCCGCTGGTTATGTGCGCCTATTTTTTACAACACTCGGCGCATTTATCAAAAACAGTGCGGGAAACGTTATTCCCGTTCAGACATTCAAGCGCGAACTCGTTGTCATGGCTAATGAAATGTGGCCTTCGACTAACGAAGGCTCAGCGGCATTAGCAACGAGTGAAAGCGCCACAAACAAGCAAAATACCCGCTCCCTGGATTTTGACGGCGTTGGTGCAACAGACGAAAAAGCTGAATTTACTGTAATTATGCCTGATGATTGGAACGCTGGCACAATTACCTATAAGATTTGGTGGACGGCGGCAGGTGGTAGCGCAGCACAGACTGTTGAATGGAATGTGCAGGCACGTGCCTATGCGAATGATGATGCGATTGACCAGGCTTGGGGAACGGAAATTGCCGTTTCTGATGCGTTGATTGCCACTGGTGATATACACAGAACTAGCGAAAGCGACGCCCTAACCGTTGGCGGAACACCCAGCGCTGGCGAGATTGTGCAATTCCGTATTTATCGTGATGTCTCTGATGATACCCTTGCCGCTGATGCCAAATTGCTTGGTATCAAGCTGTACTTTACATAGGAGTAGCTTGCGATGAGTACCAATGAAAAAGGTATGGCGGCCTACAACGATTTTCCTGAAAGCGCCGCAGGGGATACTCCTGATGCGGGCTATGTACGTGTTTATGCCAACACATCTGGACAAATGCGCCAGATTAACGATGCAGGAACAGACAGCGCCTTAGGTGGGGGTGGCACAATCGGCGGTACGCTTGCCCCTGCGGATAATATGGTAACTCGCTCCGATGGAACAGGCGGTTCAACGATTCAGGGTTCACAGGTTCTAATTGATGATAATGGTCGCTTTCAGCAAAGCGTTTTTATACTAGGCAGCACTTACGTCAATAGATTCTCAATTGGCGATCCTGCTACTAAGACATTATCGAGTGATACTTGCGCCTGCGGCAATGACCGCAATATTACTGTCGCGGCTCAAACAGGCACGAGTGATGATTTTGCAATGGTTACCATTACTGGTACCGCAATTCACGGAGAACCTATTTGGTTCCGTGCCGACGCTGGTGACGTAATTACTGTCAAGCATGGAACGGGGAATATTTATCTCTACAACAATGCCGATGTTGTGCTTGATGAAATCAACCCTCTGAAACTGATGTAAAACGGGACGGATTGGGTGCAAGAATTTGACGGTAGTGGCGGCGGCACCGTTGACCTCACCACCGACGTTACAGGCGTTTTACCGATTGCCAACGGTGGCACGAATGGCAGTACAGCAACGGCGGGTTTTGACAATCTTGCACCGACCACGACTAAAGGTGATTTGGTTGTTCACAATGGAACGGATAATGTCAGATTGCCTGTTGGCACGAATGGCTACACGCTGACGCCTGATAGCAGTGATGCTGAGGGGATGGTATGGAAGTTAAAAAACGCCTTTGCTATCTTACGTGATGAGAAAACCAGTGGCACAGCAGGCGGAACAAGTACAGGGAGTAGTTGGAACGCCCGTAATCTCAATACCGAACTCTATGACCCGTACAGCATTGTTTCGATTGCCAGCGACCAATTCACGCCAATTGCAGGCGATTATGTCATTGAAGCCCATGCGCCCGTTGGCGCTAGCTCCTCAAACTATACTTCACGCTTACGACTCTATAATGTCACAGGTGCGGCAAGTGTAGAAGAAGGTATGAGCGCCGCCATGCCCTCGGCAGGCGTGCGTACCACCTGCTTTTTAAGGTGCAAATTTACCGCCAACGGCACAGACGCCTATCGTATTGACCATTATACAAGTGTCGGCCTTGCCACAACGGGTTTAGGCGCGGCGGTGTCAGACGGTGCGGCGGAAGCTTATTTAGAAATCTTGCTGATTAAGGTGGACTAATGGCAGCAATCGTAAGTGATGAAGATTTCAAAATGGCCGTGTCTTACCTTGTGGATACTGGCGCCTTACCCGTGCAAAGCGTGCGTTTCATTGATGCGCATAATCGCAAGGTTTGGGATGAACGAGCAGGCGGGAATGTTGAGATTACGCCTAGCACCCCCGCGCTTGAAGCAGCCTTAGATAGCGCAAACGCTAATTTGACGGTGGAAAGCAGCGAAGCTACACAAGCGCAAACGGCGCGAAATGCCTTAAAATCACTCATGACGGGCTTGCATGGCCTTTCTGCTAATGACAAAGGCTATGCGTTGTATTGCCGCCTTTTAGCATGGCGTGATGGCGCCAACAATGCCACGATTAACGCGATTGTTGACCGCGCCAGCGCCGCCGCGTATGTCACAGCAAAGCCTGAATGGACAAACGCCACAGCAGCCACGCGCGCGTTATTGGCAGACATTCTTGAGGCAGATGCGGCGTTGTGCATGGTTTTGATGCTTGTGCTTTAAGAATCCATGCTACACTAGCAACGGGAGCGCGTAGGCGTTCCCGTGTAGAGAACCATTTATAAGCAGGTACGCTAATCCTATTGTGAGCCTGTTTGTGGATGGTTCTTTGCGTTCAAATACACAATAGGAAAATTCGTATGGAATCCACAATTTTACAGATGGTTCAGACCATCGGAATTATAGGAGTTTTGGCACTCATTGTCGCGCTGTACATCCGCGACAAAGGTAAAAGTGAATCCAGGACATCGAGCACCATATCTGAAATCGCGCTCGACTCTACTGAGCAGGCGTTCCAGAAATCAGACCAGATGACAGAGTTATTTCGTCAGCTTGGAGATGTGCGACAGGATTTAGGTCGTGAGCAAGGTAAAAACATTGAATTGACGCGTAGTTTTGAACTTTCTGAAACCAAGCGCGAGGAAATGAGAAATAAAATCCTTGAACTCGACAGCACCGTGAAGACGCAGCAAGCCACGATTGTGCGTCACGAAGGACGCATAGTGGAACTCGAAAGCGAGGGCAAGCGCAAGGATGATTTAATTGCCGATAAGGATGCTCAAATCGGGCGCCTGAATAAGACTATTGAGGCGCTGACCGTCGAGAAAACCGAACTCGCAAAACAGATTGAGGCCTTGAAATTGCCGCCAAAAGCGATTGAAATCGTTGTCACGCCTGCAATTTCCGATGAGACTGAACCATTTCCCGAAATTGAAGCCAAAGAAGAAAAGAAAGAAGACGCCGCATGAGTGGAGACCCAATATTTAAGCATTGTGGGGCGCATACCTGTTTTTGCTCAGGCGCTTGTATGGGAATGAATACAGGCTTTAAGCATTGGGAGATTCCCTACAACCCGTTCCAACTCTCTCCTGAGCAAGTTGAGAGGATAAATCGCGGTGTAAAAGACTTTCAAGAGGGTAGAACGCCTGACATTGCTATCCTTTTTGATGATTTCAACACCCTTGATGAACCCGAATATTTACCATTCGACATTTTGGAAAGCGAGAAACCTGAATGAACCTGACATTTGACCAACTCTTAGACCTTGTGGAAAAAGCGATTACGATTGTCGCTATCATCGCACTTTACAAATCCGTTCCTGCTGACAAAGTAGCTGAACTTCGCTCCAAAGCAGGTATTGCCGCCGACAGAACCGATACGCCGCTTGACAACATTCTCCTGCAAGTTTACGACTACGTGAACGCTCTTTTTGCCGAGAGACAGCTTGAACAATCCCCCGCAGCTTCCCCCGCCGAAAGCCCCTATGACCCCTCTGAAAATCGCGACTGAAACGAAAGACCCTCTCGAAATGAGAGGGTCTTATTTTTATTATTCAGTTGCTACCAATTCAGGAAAACCCGCCTGAATTTTGATAAGTTTGACAAGTTCTTCCTGACTAAAAAGCGGGATGTCATGTGCTGAAAAAATCATTTCCCCCTCCGCATCGCGCTCAGCGCTGGCGCAACGAATTTCGTATTCACTTGGAGTATCGCGGAGCAAGCGCAGACTGAGCATGACAATTTTTTCGTCATCAAAATGGATATACTTATCTTGTGCTGAAAGGTCTCCCGCATAGTCGCTGCGGGGGATTGTGTGATAATACAAAGAAATTTCGCGTGCCATGATATTGCTCCTTTGGCTTTCGCCTATTGTAATTGGTTTTTGGGTACTGCTTTAGGGGCTAGCCCCTATTTATTCTGATTTCTCTGACCCGACCTATATTCATAGGTGCTAGGGGTGTAACCGAGCGCCTTCACTTCTTTCCGCACCGCCTGTCGGATGAATTGTGTCAGGTCTAAGCCTTGCTCCTGAGCAATTTTCCTCCATTGAATTAATTCATTTTCCTCCAGCGGAAGATTATAAGGCTTGTTTGATGTTGGCATGGTATAATATCCTTGTCTGATTACCCGAATAGGTGCTGAGTCCCCGATGTGCTCACATCGGGGATTTTTGCTTTTAGTCGTGTTCTACAAGACCGTTTTCTTTAAGGTCTGCAAGAAATCCAAGTTGAGCTTTAAGTTCAGCTTCCACAGGACGGTGTGAACGCATGGAAATAAGTTGAAGGGAGAGATGAACATAGACGTTCTTATCATAGCAAAGTTCAAGCGGCAGGCTATCGGCATTGCCAGCAACAAGACGCTTTTCAAAAACGCGCTCATCCCGATTCCAAATATAACCATGAGCTTTGAGCGTTTCGCGTTCGCTGTAGGTATCACCCACAACGACAACGCGGTCAATCCCATCCCGAAAGCTCAAAACAGGATGACCGTTAAGTAAATAAATGTTGGTGATTGCTTCGTTGTTATTGAAAAGATAATCTGAAATTTGATTGGTGTTCATCGTGTATCCCTTTTCTGATTTTCTGTCAAGCTTGATTGCTTAACTTATATATAGTATAGCATGGTTGTACAACCATGTCAATTACGGAAACATTACAGTTTTGGATAGCATCGCAGAAGGCGACACATTTGGCGTTGACGCGATACATACAATTTAGTTAGACATTTTGGGGCGCTGGCTTGAGGTCAGCGCTTTTGATTCTGAGAGCGAAATCTATCCTATTTTCGTCGCGCTCCTGAGCAATGTCCAACCAATCACAATAGCGTTGATATTCTTTAATCAGCGCGCTACTTTGCCTTGAATTGCAACTGTTGTATTTCGTGGTACAGGTCTAACCAACGCTCCATCGGCAAGTGGTCATAAAGATAAAGCGTGTAGCGTTTAATCCGTTTGTTGTACCAATCGCTATGTTTGAAACGAAGGTCTATCTGCCTATCTCGTTTGGCTTCTTTTTCAGGATTGTGTGAATATTTCTCATTGCGATGCCTCTGCCAATCTTGCCAGCTATTCCCGTGAAAAAAGGGATTATAGCGATTACCATGTGGATAATCTGCGCTATGTCGTTTGAGACTCGTTTTCCACGCATTCTCAGCAATCGTGCGAGAAATCCCCAAGCTCTCACAGAAGCGGTAAAAATCGAATGGACTTAAAGCCCACGACGGCGTATCGCGTATTAGGCTATAGGCCTTATTCCATTGCTCTTTTATGGTCATTATTCCTCCTTATTCTGCATCCAGCGCTTCGTAGTATGCGATTGCCTTTTCGATTGTTTGCCATTCATCAGGCTCAAAACCGTAGTCGTGACCCTTTTCCTCACGAGCATAATCAATTGCGTGAAATGCGCCTTTGCTCCACCTCACGCCGAGCCAATGGCAAAGGAAATGATTGAGAGATTGCCTGTAAACCTTTTCCTGGCTTGTGTCTGACCGCACAAACTCAATGTCAGGGTATTCCCGCCGAATAACAAGCCATACAGGGTATTTGCTGCGTTTCGTGTCGGGTTCGGTAATCCTGTAGCCTTGCGCATCCAAAAACGCTCTCACCTCTGCGTAATCCACTTTTGTTTCTTCGCTCATTGGCTTAGTCCTAGCTCCATAAACTTGGTGATTTCATCCTCCGTTTTACCAAGAGATTTTAGGTAATGGCTTAAGAGCAAATACTCATAAGCGTTTTCAGGACAATGATTGTAGTCCTCAATCTTCTTGCCCCAAATCACATGCCCGTCTGCCTTGATTTTCTGCGCCAATTCCTCAATTGTAGGCGCTTGGTAGACATGAACACGCATATCCTTGTCTTGGATTTTGCTACGAAAGAATGCGCCGTCTCCCATGTCAGGGTAATATCGTGCGCCTTTCAGAAAATCGTCATAGTAGATTCGTCTTCCCATCACCCTCTCTCTTTCATCGCCTGCTAATCTATTTCGGTAAACTTGTCGGCCTGCTGAGCAAGAGTTCGCCAAGTATGATGCTTTGCGCGACACCCCACGCGTGCGCCCACGTATCAGCGACTTTTACCACTTCCTGCACATTCACACAAAATACCTCACGGCTTGACGTTCCCGCGCTGCAATCGGCAAAGACTTCGTGCAAATGACTTTCCAGAGCAAAGGCAACGGTTTCGTTAAACATCGGGTAAAACTTGATAACACGAATTGTTAAGCGTTCTCCCTGTGTGAACATATTGGCGGATTGTTCCAATTGCATACGGCGGATTTCAGCGTTATTGGCTTTACCAATCTTGACTAATCCATTGCTGGCTTGCATGACATAAACGCCTGATGTTTTGTGTTCTGCATTCATTTTCTGCCACTCCTTGCAGCATGGCCTTTAATCAGATTTTGCATAGCGCTTAAATCTTCTTCATCTTCATCAAACGGTGACGGCCTACTAACATTAGTTTGCGGTGCTACCATGCCGCCATTTTCGCGTATTTGCTGAATCAGGTCTTTTCCAAAGTCGGTTAAAATTGTCTCTAGCAAAGTGGGCGTAAGCTTTTCATTCCCCGACTTGAACATTTCAGGCGTATAACCTGATGCTCTAAGAATGGCATCGGTCATGATTTCACGAATGGAATAGCCTTTATTTTCCAAATCCTGAATAACCTCAATTGCCTGCTTTTCGCGCTCATCATCAGGGTGCAAGCGAAAACTTATAGAAATACCCTTTTTAGCCATTCTTCAAAGCCTCCATACGTTTCATCATTGTGAAGAATTTTGCGCCGCCAAAGACATTGGCATAACGCAGCAAGTCGGTATTTGGCTCAGCCAAGACAAAATCAATCGTTGGCACGGCTTTCTGAATAGTGTGGGCTATCAAGGCACTACCGCCGCCCGTCAGGAAAATCACATCAAAATTCGCCACACCGCCAGCCGCCTTAATCACGTCAACTACATCATTTGTGAGACTTGCAACGGCAGCGCGTGCAATCTCTGCACACTCCAATTGCATATTCCCGAATTGATAAAAGCCTTTTGCGATGGCATTCTCTAAACGGTCAGGCGAAATGTCGGGCGTGCCTTTGAACTCAGCACGGTATTGACTGCGTAACTCACTTTCAAAGGTCTCATAAACACCTATCGCGCCAGTCAGAGTAGAACGCAGGGAAGCCTCATCAATCGAGCCGCCAGGGTCTACCGCTACAACATCCGTCGTATAACCGCCAACATCCAGAACCAAGACCGTACTTTGGCGGTATGGATTGGATTTGAGTAGTTTGCCGTCTTTGGTCAACATCGTGTGATTAAAACCACCAAGCGGCTCATCAAAGGTATCCACCGTCTTGACTGTCAGGTTATATTCGCCCTTGTAGGTCACGAAATGCCAGCGGCCTAACGCCGCGTTGCGAATATCATCGACATAGGCAATATCCCTGGGCGCGTGCGAAGCATACAGATTAATCACACGATGCGAGTTGTCAAAAATCTCAGAGATTGCATAGGCCATCGCTACGCCATAGTATTCCTGCACATAGCGGTCAGCACCGCGTGGTTTATCCTTCAGGACATAGCGCCGCGCCTTATCTCCTATCGCAAAATAGCGACCTTCCACAGCAATATATCCTTCTGGCGGTTGCTTGGCGCGTTGGGTAGCGTTTCGCCATTCTGATTCACTCATCTGGTAAATAGCGTGGCGTTGGTGTCCGAATGACTTTTCCCCGTCAAAATACTTTAGCTCTGCATTCCCAAAATCGAAATACAAGTCAGGCATTTTTACACTTTCCTTGATTGATTTAGCCGTCAATCCCGCTAAGTGTATACAGCGTATATGGCGTATACCAAAGCGTATACATATTATATCATAAAAGAAAAAGGACTACAAGTTAGAGTCCTTTTATGCTACACTTTCCTTGATTGATTTAGCCGTCAATCCCACGCAGACGCCTTCGGGCGTTTCGTGTTTTAATCCTCTTGCTGCTTCTTTAGGCGCTGTTCCATCTTCCTTTAGCGCCTAATCCAAATCTTGCTAATATAAACCGTGTCGCTTTCTGCTAAATATGCTGCTGCTATGCGCCGATTACGGCTGTCTCCAAACTTCATGGGAATAAGCGTGTAGTCCTCATAATCCGCTTCTGTGATGTACGGTTTCTCGATGTCCAAAACACTAAATTGTTTTGGCTTAAATAAGCGCACGCGGTAGGGATTATACTCAGACGGGTTTTCGTACCACTCAGGAAAGTATTCCACCTTCGTATTTACGGAAAGACCAAATTCGATTTGAATGTAATCTGCAAAGTCTTTTCCAACCGCCTTGACAAGCATTCGATTTCGGCGCAGATGAGCGATTTTTGCAGAGTTTTTTATTGCGTCTTTCCATCCGCTGCCGTAAACGCTACGAACGCGGCGAGAGTAGTCTAATAATTCTCTCGCACGCCAAGCAACAAAATCATGCCAACCAACTTTTGCCAACTCACCTTTTAGTGTTTTCTCTGCCATCTCCGCTATTCCTTTCCTCTATTTGTCCATTCTTCTTCCAACGAAGGCAACAAGCCAAACTTACGCGCCACTACCCTATACAATGCAGGCTCGATTGAGTCACTGTACAACGCCCCCGACTGCACAAATTCCACTTGTTCACCACGTATTGCAATGAACGCATCCCCTGCGATTGAGAAGGCGTAGTAAACCCTTATATCTGTTACGCCAAAATCCGCTTGTAGTCGTCTCTCAAATTCAGCATGGCGTGGCAGTCCCATGCTCATTCCTTTCCGCGCAAGCGCTTGGCTTCTGCTTCTTTACCTTCAATCAGCTTTTCCACAATCAGCACAAAGCCACAATCGCAAGCCGTCTCTTTGGCGTACTGTGCCAATTGTTCAAGCATCTCCAATTCTCTTAACGGCGCTTCCAGCCACTTGCGAAAAATCTGAACTGCCTGTCGTTTCGCGTCCTGCAAATCAGTGGCAATAATCTGTTCATGCTTCTGATTAGAATCTTCGTAATCATAGCTAACAACATGAGTAGGAGCCTTAGAAATGTCCGACCATGACAGGCGGGTCTTTTCAGGAATAATGTCTATCCAAAGTGAAAAAAGACCTATACGAAGACAGTGTGTATCTTTGTAGAGTTCTATCCACTGTACTTTCATGCGGCTTTCGTCCTATCCTTATTGACATTCATTTCATGTTCCTTATCCAACTCGAAAACGATTGTCAGGAATTTACCATTGTCGCTTTTCACGGCATAAGAACCACCGCTAAATTTACCACTTGCTTGCTGCTTCTTCGTATCGTACCACCAATCCACATGAACCCGCGCAGGCGTGGCAATTTCGGCCTGTTTTGGCGGAATTTCCGCAATTGCAACCGACAGGGTAGGCGCGTGCTTAGGCGCTTCGGTATTCATGACATGGCACGCCTTCAAGCCAAATGCGTATTGATTTTGCAGCAGGAGCATTCGGCGGTATTCAATCGCGTAGTGATGCTCCAATGCTCTCAGGCGTTCTTCGCTTTCTATGATTTGCTGAGCCAGAGTAATCACGCCGCTTTGCCTTTCGTCTCATCTTGTCTAAACAATGTTTCTACAGTGCTTATGGTCTCTGCATTCACTTTTGTGAAGCGCAACACACGAAAACCTAACAGGGTAGCTTGGTTATACTTGTCACAATCCGCCTCGTAGCCTTTGCCTCTTGTATGGCGTCCTCTCGAATACACGCCGCCTTCAAGCTCTATGGCGATTTTCTCATTCACAAAACAATAATCAAAGCGCCAGCGCCTAACAGGGTGGAAACGAAATTCAGGCATTGGCATAGGCAAACCTGTTTCGCGCCATAATGCCTCAAATTGCCATTCCAAACTGCTTGGCTTACGCTCTTTCTTCTCTGCCTTCTTTTTGCCCGTTTTACTGCCTTTTGCGGCGTTTTTAGCGCCTTTGCCTGTGTTGCCAAGCAATTCCATAGCAGCAGGCGAATTTAAGCCAATTTGGTGGATTGTGACCGCATCAGGCTTAGGCTGCTTGCAATAGCGATTTTCGCACTTTTCCGCGTCAAACCGATTAAAGCGTTCGCAGCCTTTGCAGAGCCATACGTCAATCGTGGCGTCAATCATTTTCTTCTGCTTTCTTGAGAGTGTCCGTTACAAGTTTGGCGATTTCACCATAAACCGTAATGTCTACCAATGTGGCGCGTGAATCATTCAAAATCATGCGCGTTTCCTTAAGTGTAATCTTGCCGATGCGCTCCAACGCCGACTCTAATTCTTTAATCCGTTCATTCTCTTTCTGCTGCCACATGGCGTATTCCTGATTAAGAATATTGGCAAGCAGAGAAGCAATGCCGAGCAATTGGAGATGACAAACAATCTTGTCACCAAGCGTCACCACAAAATCCGCCGTGCCATGCACAAGCGCCTTTTCTTCTTCGGTAGCGCGTCTTGCATCGTATGGATTATTCATTGCCGCCTGCTTTCTTGGTTAAGGCACGTCTGAGCCAACCCGCAACACTTTCACCTACCTTGTTGTAAGGTGATGGTTCATCTAAAAGAGTTTCCGCCGTTGCAATCGCTGATTCAATAGCCGCCTCTAGCTCGGCTATGCGTGCGTGCAATGGCGCGGTTTCTCCGTTGAGAACGCTAGCAATGTCTTCAACGGCATCCAAATCACTACTGCTGTAAATTTTGGAATTGTCGCGCCATACCTGACCGCCATAACTCGTACCTTTTACGGTGTACCGTTTTTCCTCACTCATTCCGCGCTCCTTTATGCTGCTGCTTTATCTTCTATGTAGAACGTGATTTGTTTGTCGATTAAATAAGCAGGCACATTCTCAGGAAGTGCCAGACGC